TATGATAATCGAAATTGAAGACCTGTTGTAGTTTGACAGCAAGAATGAAAAATTTTGACACCAAGAATGAGAAAAAAGTTTACAAAGCGTAAAAAATCCCCTCTGAAAGTTTTGTTTCAGAGGGGATTTCATCATTATTTAAATGCAGTTTTAATAGCGTTAAAATGGTAATTAACCGACAATCATCCAGTCATCAGCGAGCATGTCCGCCTGCGATGCAAGCCAGCCGAGTTGAATGCCGGAAGTGCCAACAAAAGCGATAGCCTTATTTCCGATTGCATCGTGCTCCACATTGATGATTTCGCCGTCAGTATTTTTGTAGCTGATACAAGTTGCAAGCTGGATATACTGATTCTTCCCGTTCCAGCCGGTTCGGGCGACTTTTTCACCATGTTTGAGGGCTTCGAGAGCGTGACCAAAATCCATAAAATCAATCCTTTCTTAATTTCAAAAAAATGCAGATATAAAAAATATTATCAATCATATTTCCAAATGTTGCAAGCCATATCATGTGAACGAAATTCAGATTCAGATTTATGGCAATCAGAGAGCCAATAATTGTCGCTGCTGCTGAAACAGCATTGTTGCTGTTATCGAAATGTTCTCGCTGCTGTTCCGTTGGATAGCGCATAGCCCGAAGCCTGACACCGCCGCAGATGATATTTCTGGTAATCAGGCAGAACAGAATTGTATCCAGAACATAATACATCAGAAGATTTTCCGGATGAAATGTCACATAAAGTGAAGTACACAGTCCTGCAAGGCATTCGAGAACACACAGAACTGCATAGAATGGGAAAAGCCTGTCTGAAAATCTATTCCAGAGTGCAGAAAACAGAATCACGCTGAGGCAGTTCACAATCTGGTTGACAGCGACAGTTCCGCCGGAAATGCTGGACATAATTTCTTTATAAATATAGGGATAAGTCGCTGAATAGAAACAGTCAGAAAAGAAAGTCGCCATCAGCATGGCATCCGGTTTTTTCATCAGTCGTCAAGCAATCCGGAGTATTTCCGTTCGCCGTCAATGAAAATTTCGATTCTGCGTTTGGATTTCTCCACAGTTTCAACAGGCTTTTCAACTGTTTTCAGGAAGCCGTTCAGTCCGGCAGATTTGATAATTTCGGGGAAATCGTCTTTGTAGCAGTAATTCATGTCACAGCGGTGGCTGATGCCCGGAACAGAGCCATCAGAGCTGTACTGCCACATATCGAACGGATACTTGTAGGAAGTCTTAGAAACACCGTAATGCGCCACCCAGACGGTATATCTTCTGAGAATATCTTCTGTGAAATAATTTTCCAGATGCGATTTGCTGGAATAGATTCCGGCATAATATCCGGCATTTTCGAGAATGTCAAGAAACGCTTCCGCCATTTCGGAACATTTGGCTTTTCCGAGTGCAAACTGTGATTTTTCTTCAAAGTCGAGATAAACCGGATATGCAAACTGTTTTCCCTTTATCGTTTCGAGGAAGACTTTTGCTTCGGTCTGGATTTCGGAAACGGATTTTGCATAGCTGTACCAGTAGCAGCCGACAGGAATTCCTGCTTTCTTTGCGCCTGCATAGTGACTTTCAAACATTTTGTCTTTCTGTGATGCCAGTTTTCCATATCCAGCACGGATAATTACAAAATCAGCCAGACTGGAATTTTTGACGGCATTCCAGTCAATTTTTGTTTCGCAGTAAGAAATATCAATTCCTTTCAGCATGTCAGATGCCCCCTTCTTCGGATATTTCGGCAGGTTCGTGACCGTAAAAAGCCGCTTTTACGATTTCTTTCATTTTCTCTTCATTCATGAATAATCACCTCATAGTTTCATTATATAGCTATTGCCGTTCCTTCAATTTTTCCCCATGGACTCCATGTAGTGCCTGAATCTACGCTTCGCCTTACATAGATAACAGGCGGTGCGGCAGGAGAGCCGGAAACAAAGTGAGTTAAAACCTGCTTGCAATATTCGTCCATTGCGCTTACTTCCAGCATACCAAATGGCGAAGCCGCAGTAATGTCAGATGGTAAATTAGAAGTACCGCCGCTGCCATAAAAACGATATACGCCCGGTTCAGTCGTTGCGTTTATGTCAGTGGCTCTCTGCCCTTGTTTTTTGGATTCTATCATTTCGTACAGCGCATCAAAGTTTTCTTTCACAATTTTATTCTGCACCGGATTTGTACTTGATGCGTCCAGCGCAGAATCCACAATTGTCTTGTTTGCGCCTGTTTCGATTCCGGAAAGCTTTGTTTTTTCCTCTGTGGTGTAATTGTTATCAGAGAGAACTTTCCCGTCTTGTCTGGGCTGTGCATTCTGTGCGAGGTCGACAGCAGCATCAATCTGACTGCCGGTATGATTTAACTGATAATTAGGCATATTTATTGCTCCTTTGTAACAAGTTGATAATTATCGGATGAGATTAAAATTTGATTCTCGCTGTCAATCAGCGTATGCGTTGCAAGAGATTTTATTCTGCCTTTGATATATATTTCAGACGGCTGAACTGTCGTGTTAGCCGTGAGAATGTTTGTGCCGTTGATTGTCTGGATTGGCAACGGGTTTTCGAGCGGTTCTTCTTCCGGTGTAGCGAGAACATACCAGACTGTTACAGGAGTTCCGGCGGAATATTGAGCCGAAAGTAAAGATTTGAAGTCAGAAACATTAGAAACTGATACATCACGAAAGCGTAATCCAGTATTGGCGTAATCAAAAGAGCTCCAACTAATACAATATTTATATTTTGCCCAAGATGCATTGTTTGAAACTCCTTCATAATGAGAGCAACACCAATAGATATGTTCTAATGGAATGCGTAAGTTTATTGCATCAATTCTATATGGTGCATTTCCACTCACCAGTCCTACGTTTGTTTCTTTGGTCAGTACCAATTTCTTAATATTCCTCACAACCACACCACGCTTGAAGTCCACATAATCTGCATAGTTTTCGATTTTGTGGAGAGGTTCAGAGCCGATATAAACCGGAGTCGTGAGGATATTCGTCCCATTTGAAACCGTCACAGGGATTTTGTATCCGTATGGTATATAGTGGTCAGGAGAGGTTGAACCCTCGACGAACATAGTGTTTTCGGTTGTGTTGAAACTTCTGTAAGAAATCCGGGCATATTTAGCTTCTGGTGGTGCATTGGTTATGAATGGAGTTGCTCGCTCGCTTGAGTTGCGTACTATAAACTTATAATTCGCATCATAATAGCCGACTGCGCACCACGCAGACCATGTGCTATCATTCGGAAATAATCCGTCTCGAAAAGAAAACGTATACGTTGTATTTGGAGAAACAGAAAAAAACATAGACGATTTTTCGTTACGGGTGTCGTATGAGTAGCTAATGTCACCGTAAGCATTAACATATCCAGATACTAAATCGGCATAAGGCGGTGTCAAATTCTCCGTCCGTTCCCCCACCCCCTGAACCTCAACCGGAGTTTCAGGAGTAGGAGTGCCGTTCTGCACGGTATTCCCATAAATGCGGTAATTGCTGAAATTTTTTCCGAATCCTCTGAATGTCAGAGGCAGTGTGCCGGAAATTTCCTGTTCCGGGATTCCGGAAAGTTTTCTGCTCCAGAGGACTGCGTGAGAATTCTGCACATGTCCGCCGTGTATTGCTGACAGAATTTCATGATAAGCCATCATGAAGCATCACCCGTCTGGCAGACCCATTCGCCGGAGCTGCTGAGTTCGTAGAAATCGCCCGTACTGATGACATGTGCAATGCTGCCCATCAGCCATGCGGCATCCGGTTCAGGCAAATCGGCAGGCGTATCGCAGTCGATTTCGACAATGCGCCTGGAAATGCCGTTTTCAAAGCGGATGATTTTTTCATCTCTGATATTGTTAGCCATGCTCATTCCTCCTTATCCTGTCTGAGCTGTTCAAGAACTTTTATTAACATTTTCGGCAGCGGAATGCCGATTTCTCCGGCATTTTCCAGAATGCTGATACCTTCGTTCGAGAGGTAGAAGCCAATCACGGCACTGCGGCACATGCTGGACTGTCCGCCGAAAATCTGCGTGTCGAGAATATGACCGACAGCGACAATCAGCAGAATCAAGCCTTTTTTAAACAGTCCGGAAAAACCTGTTTCACTGGAAAGTTTTTTCTGCATAAAGCCTGCAATGATACCTGTGATATAATCCAGAATCATGAACACAATCAGCGCAGCCAGAAGCCCGTCCAGACTACCCCACAGAAAGCCGGCAATGCCGCATAAAACAGAAGCTGTCCAGCGGATAAAATCAAGAATATTCATCAAAATCACCTCAGCCTGTCCAGACGACTGCTGCATTTACAGCACCCCATGGGCTTCCGTATAAACTATTCTGTGGCTTGTCTACAGTAATCGAAACGAGACTGTTACACTGATAAAATGCAGAACTATCCATGTATGTCACGTTACTTGGTATAACAATAGACGTAAGCGGATTAAATGCAAAAACTCTACTTTCTATCTTTGTTACACTTTCTGGTATGACAAACTCTGATAGATTTGTCTGACCGAATAAATCATTACACAAAGTAGATACATTCCCTAAAATAGCTGCACTGGTAAGATTTTTGCAATTCATGAAAACACTGCCTTCTATTGTTTCGACGTTTTCCGGAATCGTGATTGACGTTAATCCGCTGCACTCATTGAATGCGCCAGCTTTTATCGTGCGGACTCCATTTCCGATATTCACATATGTCAGACCAGTACAATTAGAAAAAGCCGCTGTTCCTATTGTGACTATATTATCCGGGATAGTGATACCTGTGAGTGATGAATTTCTAATAAACATACCATACGGAATTTCTGTCAGATTCCGTGGAATGTTCACAGACCGCAGAGAAGTACATTCCACGAATAATAGCATTCCAACCGATGAAATATCGTCCGGAAGAACGACCTCTTCAAGATTTTCGCAGCCACCAAAAACCTGGTCTCCTAAAATTTTAGCTCCGCTTTCCAGTTTCACTTTTTTCAGTTTATGGCAATCTACGAATGCATGCTTGCCTATAGTATGGTTTCCGGAGTCAATATACAATTCGGTCAGCCCCTTAGAAACGGCAAAAGCCTGTTCCTCGATATTAACAGTACTTGACGGAATAAACAAAGAATATAAATTCGGACATTCCTGCAAGCCGTCGCTGGGTGATAGCCTTGTAATTCCTGAATCGTTTCCGATACGAATCTGATATAAATCTGATGAATGACTGTCCAAAAAGTCCTTTATATCCGATACAGTCGAAAAATAGGATACATCATCAGTTTCCTGCATATTCCCGTCAAGACGGACAACAGCGATTTTTGTTGTATCATATTTCGGCTTCCGTTCCCAGATGAGCGTACTGCCGAGATACACTTTCTGCACCTGCTTGCTGCCATACATAATATTTTCAGCCTGATTGAGTATCATCAAATCAGTCCTTTCTGCTTTTTAATTTTTTCATTCTATTCTGATTCGGGCGGCGTTGCAACGGCAGAAATAATATAAAGTGTGCGTTCGTCCGGGTGTTCCAGCGCATCATATTCCGCCTGCGTGAGAAATTCTGCTTTCCTTACTGAATCACTCCGGATATAATTCGGCTGAACACAGCCAACATTGATATGAAATTTCATATCTTCCTGAATATCAAACTGCATAGTTATTCCCCCTGTGGAGCAGGCAGAATATTGAGGATTCCAGACAGTTTCCGCCTGCTCAGACCGTCTGCACCGATAAACCGGAAATGTATCCGGAACATTCCCTGTAAGTTCTGCGTTTCATCGCTTGTCAGCAAAACCGAAAAGCCATTCTCATCAGCTATGCATTCTTTGCAGAGAACTGCTTCTTCCGGCTTGTCCCAATAAGAAAGAAGCATCTGCATCCGGCAGTCTGTCAGTTCATCTGCACTTGCACTTATCACAAAAGCAGGCAGTGTATCGCCCTGCAAGCATTCCATATCAGATATTTCGTTATAAAATCTTACAGTTTTCATTGCTTCACCTCTTAATCAAGCTCTGTCACCATAATGCCGCTGCGGAAATTAATCGAACCGTAAGTTGTGACATCGCATCTCGAAACATAACGGATTGTTTCTGTTGTTTTCTGCAATTCGCCGTTTTCATCTATCCAGATATCAGTTACAACTTCCTGCGAAGAATAATCTGATTCCACTCTGTCATAGCTGAATCCGCCGGTACAGCCCTCATATCCGCTGATGCCAAAATGACTGCAATTGTCAAGGCTGACAGCATCGGCACGGATTCTGACACCTCTGTGAACAGTTCCGGAAGTATCTGTGATAATTGCTCTTGCATCAATAGTCATACAAGTTCCGCTGCTGTCACCGCCCTGAATCTGTCCGTTGTCGATTGTGACCCAATAACCGGAACTGTCCCGGCTGGTAATCTTTCCGAAAATATCTGCTCCATTTTCGTTGAATGTGCAGATAGCACTGTTTGCAGAATTCCGGACTTCGATAGAACCGTTCTGACCGTCACCGCCGCCGACAATCAGCGTTCCGCCCCTGATTCTGTCAGCATACATTGTGCCTGTTGTGACATAGTCAGCAACAATCGCTCCGTCCATTGTCATAGCAAGACCGTATTCGCCGTCATAAGCCTGACCGGGCGTATCGCTGTGGCTGTAGCCGAGTCCGTTGATATTCCACCGCCATACTTTTGTGGCAGTTTCTTTGCTGTCAGTGTTCATGATGAGAATTTCTTCCGGCTCAACAACAACATAGCCGTGTGTAGCAGAGGTAATCAAAGCAGAAGCATTATCCTTTGCTTGCTGTAAAATTTCTGATTTCTGTTTCGGGATTTCGTATTCCACATAGTTTCTTGTCTGTGCGGCAATATCCGTAATTCGTTCCAGCTTGTCTCCGATTTCGATAACAGGCTGATACGGCTTGAAAATATCTGTTGTAATTTTGATGATTTTCAGATATTCGTCCAGATTCAGAAGAGAATTCACAAATCTGTATGTGTTTCCGACCTCAAAGCTGTCCGCATCCTTTCCAAGCAAAGACAAATCCAGAACAGAAGCCTTGTAGAATTTTCGGATATTTGTGACCTGCTGCAAATACTCTATTCCTCTGGAAAGAAGATTTTCAGGAAGAGTCACATCGTCCCAGACATAAGAACCGCATTTGATGCCGTATTTTGTGATGGCATCTGCATCATCAATATAGGGCAGACCGTCATTGACACCGGAAATTGTCAGACGTTCTCCGGTTTCAGCATTGAGCTGACAGCCGAACGGATACAGCCTTGTAATCACACCGGTGGCATCTGTTCCGGAAGAAATACTTTTCATATTCCGTGCGAGTTCTACTTTTGTATTGCAGATTTGACCGTAGCTTTCTTCTGTCCAGTAATTCAGCACAGGCTGATTCTGTTCATTTCGGCTGACACGCAGCACGCCGCCCAGACGGGAAATCAGATTTTCTTTGATTTCGTCCATTGTAGAACGCTGTGCAGTCGTTTTGCTGTTTGTTCCGTGAACATCGACAGCACCTAAAAAAATGCACCGCTCCGGACTGTAATCCTGCATCATACTGTTGTGATAATCCAGCAGTGATGCCAGAAAACCAGTTACTTCAGTATTTTCATAATGATGATAAAGCTGAACTGTATCGCACAGACAGCCCATTATGCCTTCACAGATAATCTTCTTGGAAATCATACCGGAACTGTTCATGCAGCAGTCGGAAATTTGCAGAATTCTTCCGTCAAATACAGTTTTATTTTGTCTGGTATCAATGATTCTGATAAGTGTTGTCAGTTCATGCAATTTATCAAAAGCAGGATTCTGCGGTGTCACCGTGATTTCGGCAGACGGGACAGCTGACAGGTCATCAGTAAACTTGCAGGCAGATACTCTTCTTTCACTATTGCAGTCTGTTTCATGAAGAATTTCTGCTTCTCCGTTATTTTCAATTTCAATGCGGTGTATCATCAGTAGATTTCCTCCTTCCGCCCAAGTTTCAGATTCAGAAATTCTGCCCAGCCTTCCGGAGAATTTTCATATTTTCCTGCACCTGCCAGAGCAGCGAATTTCTGAATCAATGCAGCATCTGTCGCTGTGATAGTGCCGTCCATGTCGGCATCAGCAAGATATTCCTGTTCTTCGGTCAGTCCGGATTCTTCTCCTGCGCCGATACTGGCTGCTGCTGCCAGAACCAGCGCAGCATCATTGGTGCTGACAGTACCGCTTCCGTCAATGTCCGGAAAACGGCATTCTGAAACAGCATATGCTTTTCTGGTGACAGGCTGCATCGCAGGACTTGCCTTAAATACCGCTTTGATGCTGTATACGCCGTGATGACTCTGCCGGATTTCCAGAACCGGCTCTCTGACCTCAAAGTAATAATCGGGCAAAGCGGTGTCATAAAGATTTTTTCTGCCTGTCCAGTGCAGCCATTTTTTTATATACAGAATCTGATTCTGAGCTTTCTGCGGTGACAGGCAGAGAAATTCAAACCGGTAAGTCAGAACCCGTTCTCCGTAGCTGGATTTTCCCGTGATTTCATCAAAATCATGTGTAATATTGCTGTACGGCACTCTGTCTGTATGGTCATCTTTCGGCGGTTCTCCGATGTCTCTGTCCAGAAGGGAGAGTCCGTAGCGGTAATAAGAATGCTGATTTTCAATCAAAATTCCCGAAATCATCTGTTTATCCCCCTTCTCGACAGTGCAATTGTCACGCCCTGTTCTCTGTCTACAAGCTCTGCCATGCCTTCTGCCAGCACTTCGCCGTCCAGCATGAACACGGCATTGATAACAATTTTCTCATCCTGTTCCGCTGCTTCTGGAACTTCGGAAGAAACCGTTCTTTCCGGTTCACGGAATGTGTCACGGAAAGCTTTCTGCGTTTCCGGCGGTGCAATTGCAGAGTAGCCTTGTATCTGTACGGCAGTATTCAGTTTCATCTGCAAATCATCAAAATTGATGCTGCTTATCAGTTCATCAAGAGCCTGATTGATTTCCTCTGTTGTTCCGGAAATAGAAGCGTCCACTCCGACGGAAATGCCCGGCAGAAGCATCTTTCCGATTTCATCACGGAACAGTCTTGACGGCGAATGAATTCCGAAAAAGCTCTTGAATCCGTCAGTGATAGCGTCGCCGACGCTTTGGATTGTATCCCACACCACAGAAAGTCCTGCAATCAGTCCGTCTGCAAGTCCTTTCAGAATATTGATGCCGAGGTCACCCCAGTCTGTTGACATAATCATATCCCAGATAGTGCTGATAATCTTCGGAACTGCCGAAACCAAGTCCGGAATCGTCCGGATAATGCCGCCAATCAGAGAAAGAAGCAGTTCAATGCCTGCCCTGATAATCCTGTCATAATTCTGAGAGATGAACTGCACCAGCGTTCCGATTATCTGAAGTGCTGCGCTTTGCAGTTTCGGCAGAGCCTCCAGAATCCCGGAAATGACGGAAACCACAATTCTGACTGCCGATTCCAGAAGCTTCGGAAGATTGGAAATCAGACCGTCAGCGACAGCAAGAATGATTTTCAGCGACGCATCAAGGACTATATCCAGATTGTCAAGAATAATATTGACAAGCATCAGAATCAGATTTACTGCCGCATCTGTCAGCAGAGCCGCATTTTGAATCAGCATATCCGCCAGCATGAATATAATTTCGATTGCTGCTGTGATGAGTTCCGGAAGACTTTCCAGAATCATTTCTGCAAGTGTGAAAATCAGACTGACAGCTGCATCAGCAAGCAGCACCGCATTTTCAATCAGGGAAGCAACCAGAGCATTTATAATTTCGGCTGCCGCTTCCAACAGTACAGGAAGATTTTCGATAATTCCTGAAATCAGCATCAGAACGATTTCAAGAGCTGATGTCAGAAGTGACGGCAGATTTTCAGTAATCGAATTTATCAGAACAGTGATGATTTCCGCAGCAGTTCCGGCAAGCATACCAGCATTTTGTGAAATCATCTGAATCAGTGCAAACAGCAGACTAATAGCCGCATCAGCGAGCAGTGCAGTGTTCTGCATCAGAGATTCTGCAAGCTTGAAGACAATCTGCAAGCCAGTTTCCAGCAGTAACGGCAGATTCTGAATGATTGCTTCCGCTAGAACTGAAACTATCTGAACGGCAATTTCTGCAAAAGAACCGATATTTTCAGAAATTATCTGAATCAGTCCGGAAAGCAGGCTGACGGCTGCATCTGCAAGCAAGCCAGCATTCTGCATCAGAGATTCTGCAAGCTTGAAAACAATCTGCAAGCCAGTTTCCAGCAGTAACGGCAGATTCTGAATGATTGCTTCCGTTAGGACTGAAACTATCTGAACGGCAATTTCTGCAAAAGAACCGATATTTTCAGAAATTATCTGAATCAGTCCGGAAAGCAGGCTGACGGCTGCATCTGCAAGCAAGCCAGCATTCTGCATCAGAGATTCTGCAAGTCTGAAAACAATCTGCAAACCGACATTCAGAAGATTCGGAATCTGTGAAAGAATTCCTTCGGTCAAAGTCATGATAATTTTTACCGCTGATTCCAGAAGTGACGGTAGATTCTGAATGATTGCTTCCGCTAGAACTGAAACTATCTGAACAGCAATTTCTGCAAAAGAACCGACATTTTGAGAAATCATCTGAATCAGTCCGGAAAGCAGGCTGACGGCTATTTCTGTAAGCAAAGTAGCATTCTGTATCAGAGATTCCGCAAGCGTGAAAACAATCTGCAAGCCGATATTCAGAAACTTCGGAAGTTCTGAAAGAATGTCCTTTATCAGAACTTCTATGATTTCTGTGCCGGCATTCAGAATTTCACCGGAAATTTCCGCCAGTCCCTGCACGAAGAAAGAAATCAGCTTTACTGCTGTTTCTGCAAGCATTCCGGCGTATTGCAGGAAGGAATCAGCAATTGTCATTATTAGTTGTGCGGCGGCTTCTGCCAGTTCCGGCAGATTCTGAATCAGTGCGGAAATCAGCGTTTCCAGAAGCTGAACACCGATTTCGGCAGTCATGGGAATCAGCTTCATCAGAATCTTTGTCCATGTCTGCTGTATTTTGCCGATAAAGTTCAGAAGCTCCGGAATGGCAGAAAACAAGCCGTTTACAAGCGTTTCCATCAGATTCCTGCCGATGGGTATCAGCATGGAACTTAGTTTGTCAATTGCCGGAAGAACCGTCTGAAACGCCTTTGAAATTCCTGCAAATGCATCAGGCAGAGAATCAAAGATGCTTTGGAACAGAGTTTCCGCCGCCTGTGCAAATATCGGAGCAGCGGTCATCAGCCTGCCGACAAGTGCCGATAATAAACCGGAAAATGCTTCTGCCGGATTCAGGGAAAGCATGGCATCAGTCAGCCCCTGAAAGAAATTCATGCCTGCTGAAACCAAATCCGGAATGGAAACGATTATCTGCCGGATAATCTGAGAAAGAACATCTGCAAGGGTTGTCAGAATCTTCGGAGCAAGTTCCGATGCAGCATTCACCGCCTGAAAGAACATTTCCGAACATGCAGAAAACATTGCAGGCGTATTTTCTACAATCGCCAGCACAAGTTCTCCCAGAACGCTCCCCACAGCGTTCACGATTATCGGAAGTATGGAAGAAAGCTGCTTTGTGACCCATGATGCGAGCGCAGAAACGGAATTTTGCAGTTTTTCTCCCGCATCTTCCGCACCGGATGCAACAGCAAACAGTGCATTGACAAGATTGTTCAGCTCAGGAGCGACATCACTGGTAACAGACTGCACCAGCTTCCGGAGAGGTTCGTTAATCCCTTCATAGATACTGTTCTTGACAGCATCAAGTGCAGATTCCAGATAGGTCAAATCTCCAGTTAAATTATCATTGAGTGTCTTTGCCATTTCGTCAGCCGCGCCCTCGCACTGAGAAATACCGGCTTCGAGCTGACGGACACTTTCTGTTCCGGCGTTTAGAACTAATTTCATGCCTCTAAGAGAGTCAGCAGTAAATACAGCAGCCAGAGCTGCATCACGTTCAGTATCACTCATGCCGTCAACAGCCTTTTCGACATCTGCCATAATGTCAATCATATCACGGTAATTTCCGCTTGTGTCAGCAATAGCAATCGACGTGCCATTGATAGAAATTGCACCATTTTCCATTGAATTTCCAATATCACGCATCATGGCAGTTAAAGCTGTACCAGCTTCTGTACCTTTAAAACCTTGGTCAGCCATTTTTCCAAGAAGTGCCGTAACAGTATCTATCTGCTGACCGGCAGCATTCATACTAGCAGCACAATTTTTAAATGCTCCCTGAGCATCTACAACAGTCATGTTGGAATTCGCCTGTGCATAGGCAAGCTTGTCGCTGAATTCAGCAGCAGTCAGAGCATCGCCGGTGTAGTCGCTGACGGATTTCGAGAAGGCAGACATATAGTCTGTTACCATATCCGAAGCGGCAGCAAGTTCCATATTGGATGCCGCTGCTAAACTTAGAACACCCGGCAGAGCAGAAACGGATTTTTCAGCATCCCAGCCTGCAAGTGCCATGAATCCGAGGGCATCAGCACACTGCGACATTGTGAACTGTGTGCTTGCACCAAAATCTTCTGATGCCTGTTTCAGCAGGGCAATATCATCAGCAGTCGCACCGGCAGCAAGCTGCAAAGCTGAAACATTGCTCATGCTGTTTTCAAACGCCTTGCCGGTTTCCATTGCAGAATCGACAACGCCTGAAAGTGACGAAACCGCCTTTTTTCCTAAATCAGCGAGAATATCGCCGAAGGCAATTGTGCTTGCCTTTACTTTATCCGGCAGTGCTGCGACAGCATCATCAAATCCCGAAGAATTGCCGTTAATGTCTATTTCGATACTTCCGTCTGCCATTGTGTTCACCTGCCTTTATCCGAAGAAATCACCCGTCTGGAATGCATCCAGTTTTTTATGCGGAATCCGGATTTGTTCCTGAATTTTCCGGATTCGTTTCCGTTCTGCCTTGTCTTTAATTGTGGAAAGATTGACAGCCCTGTAACTCATACGCTGTTTCACCGGCACATCTTCCGGCAGGGCATCGAACAGATGCAGAAACAGATGCCAGTGCATTTCCTGCGTTTTTATCAGGTCTATCTGATAGACGGACAGAAATGCAGAATAGATATATGCCGCATCATAGCTCCATGACAGGATTCTGCCTGTTGATTTGTTTTGATTTTTCCGATTTTTCTGCACTGTATTTTCTTCTCTGACAGCAAATGCAATCAGGGCATTCAGGGCTTCTTCCGCATGTTCCGGCGGCGGAAGCTCCTGATACCAGTGAAACATCAGCAGAATCTTATCACGCTGCGTAATTTTTTCATCTTCCTGCAAGTCGAAGAATTTCAGCCAGTCACGGAAATTTGTACAAATCCGGTAAGAACTGCCTGAAACGGTCACACTGTCAGGCAGTTCTTCATAGAACAGATTCATTTTTCAGCTTTGCCCCTTGTCTTTTTTTCGGGCAGATATTTCTTTTCGATTTCATCAATTTCCTGATTCATTGTGCTTGTCTGCATTCCGACAAATCCGAGAAAGTTTGCATAGACAGCATTGTATCTGCGGATACTTTCCGGAATGCCGTCAAAAATCTTTTCGGCAGTGCCTTCGCCGAAAATGTGGTCATACAGATTTCTGTGTGCCTTGCAGTAAGCACGGATAAATTTGCTTGTGGTGATGCCGGAAGGCTTTGTTTTCGGAATATCAGTCTTCAGAGCTTCCAGAGCTGCTTCATAGCGTTCGGAAGATTCTGCTTCCGTGATGTCGAATTCCAGCTCCTGATTATTGATACGCCAGATTGTCAGATTATCCATGAAAATTCTCCTCTCTCATCAGGCAATGTTAATGGTATATGTCGATGTAGAATCTGCTTCTGTGCTGCCGTTGTCGACAATGATATAAATCTTGCCGCCGGATGCCACATCTGCGCAGGTGACAGATTTTCCGTTTGCACGGGTTGTCACACCGTTGTACAGCACGCTGACGTTGCAGTTTTCCGACTGCGGAGATGCCAGAACAAAAATATTGCCAGATGCAGAAATACTATAATTCTTTGTATCGCTGCTGAATGCCGGAGAAAGTGCAATGCTTCCGCCTGTGCTGGTAACGGAAAGACTGCTGAGCAGCGGTGCATTTTCTTCGCCCGGAACAAGAATCGTCTGGAAATCGTCAGAAGTAGTAACTGTTACTTCCTCCACTTCGCCTCTTGCCTTGAAATTGCCGGAATATGTCATACAGTCTGTTGTGCTGCCGTCAGCATCCGGAACAACTGTATAATCACGGCGTTTGCCTTTTGCTTTCCATGCCGTACCGGAAAGATGTTCAGCAGTTGTCATATCAACCTGAATAATCGAACGCACAGCATCCTGACCGATTTTTTCGTTTTCATGGATTGCGACAATATCATCAATCACTTTATTGCCGTCATATCTGTCAAGTGCGTATGCGGTAGAAGTTGCATAGCCTGTCGTGTCAGTGCGCTCTGTTTCTTCGTCCACATACTGACGGCTGTATTCTTTTGCGTTCTTGCTTGTGGACATGTCAGTAAAGCCTTCCATTCTGGTATATGCCGTATCTTCCGGCACTTTGTAGAATGCAAGCTTTCCGGTTCGCATAACAAGTTCTGAATTACTGAGATTTTTACCCATTAAAATACCTCCTGTCCTGATAATAAATCAGGTTTAACTGTATTTGATACCTTGCAGTATCATCTTCTGCATCGTAAACATAGCCACTGGAAAGAATTTCAATTCCGTAAGGCGTTCTGTAATTTCCTAAATCTGGAAAATTTCTGTTCCAGTTCTGCTGTTCGAGCCAATCTGAAAATTGCTCATAAAATCCGGAATTTTCGATGTTTTCAATCACCTGTTCCCCATATTTTTCACGGCTTGCAAAAACAAACTGAAACTGTCTCCGGCTGCCGCCGTCCGTATATTTTTTAATTATCGGATTACAGGGCACAGTATCAATTGTATAACTGACATCTGCATCAAGCTGGTCAACGTTGAAAATCACACCATCTTTCAGCAGAGGGCATGTCATCAGATAATTCCGGACAGCCTGAATCAAAGTCATAGTTTTCCCTTTCACACGATAGATTTTGCATTGCTGAGAATATATTTTCTGTTATCGAGCCATGCACGCTTTGCCCATAATTTTCCACGGAGTCCTCTGGATTTGCCGTGTTCCCACTGATATTTTGCATACGGTGTCTTCCAGATAAGCTTTCCCTGACCCGGAACAGAATGAATAATTCCTGAACGTTCCAGAGTTCCGCTGTCATGCGGAACATACGGCGAACTTTTCCGGAGCAGTTCATTGGCAACATACGTCACGGCTTTCTTTCTGTATTCCGGTGATTTCGCCTGAATACCGGAAAGATTTGCTTTCACTTTGAATTTTGTCATACTGCCGTCACCTCGATATGCTGTACAGCTTCCGAGCCGTACAGGAATTTTTTCACATTTGTGACAGTGAAATGTTCTCCGGCTGGAAAATCTTCTTCACAAAGACCGCAGACAAGCAAATCGTCCCGTTTCGGAAGATAATCCGACAGAGAACCGGCAGGAATGATGCAGAGAACGGAATCTTCCGGCGGTCTGGATTTGCCGCCGGATTTTTCTCCGGTCTGCTCCTGCCAGTAAATTTCCGGAATTACATGCCGGATATATGCTTCTGTTCGGGTCTGACTGTCAACAGTTTTTTCGTAGACAGTGCAGAAAGCCTGATTGGTATACATCAGCCACACCCCCTGAAAAGCAGTCCGGAAGTCCCCAGATATTTCATGCAGATGCTTTGCAGATAGTCTTCCAGTCCGGCGGCATCACCGTTCAGAAGTGCCGACAAAGTGTCGGAAATACTGCCATAGGAAACGCTGTAAGCCCCGATGGTTTCCTGTGTTTTCGGTCTGCCGGAATCAGAACTGCTGTTTGCTTTGAGCTGATACAGATAAACTGCTTCTGCAAGAGCACAGCAGCACTTTCTGACTTTGTCTTCATATTCTGCCGGGATTCCGGTGCAGAGCCTGTCAAAAGTAACCATATCCATGTATTCAGAAGCCCGTTCCGCCGCCTGACGGAACACTTCTGAATCTGTTATTGCTGTACCGAAGAAGCTTTCCTGATAAAATTCAAAATCTGCGTAAGCCATTTACACGCTCTTTTCTTTTTCCGGCGGTTTTTCCTGCTTGACAGGCTTTTTCTTTTCTTCCGGAAATGTTAGACCGATAGTTTTCATGCAATCACCTCCATATCAGGTCGCAGCAACAGAAACATAAATGCCGTTCTGCTTGTTGTCGAAAACGTCCGTAATACCGTAGGCACGGTAGAAAAATGCCCATGCATCTGCATTCTGGTTCTGCTCCGGACTGATAACTTTTGTCACATTGTGCTTTGTGAACTGAATCGGGGACTGCTTCTGAACAATCATGAAGTTGAGATTCTTTCCGGCGGAAGCTTTTGTATAATGCCCTGCTTCTTCGCCGGAGGTTTTGCCATCCAGCAGGTCAATTGCAGAATAGAATCTCGACTGCGGAACTTTTACAATTTTGGCATAGCTGTCAAGCATGGCTTTGGATTTGTAAGTTTCCACGGCTGTAATCAGATTGTACAGTGTCGGGGTAATGAATAAATATCTGCCTTCCGGAGTGACTTCTGCTTCATCAAGAGCAGTATTGGCGGCAGTCAGAGCGGCGAGAATGCCGTCACCGGTGGAATATGTCTGATTAGTGGCTTTTGTGCCTGCTTTTGCGGCATAGCTTGCGAATCTCCATGCATCGAGTTCGGGGACAACTTTTGTTCTGATAAACTCAGAAGACAGCATTCCGAAGGAAATACCGGCGGTTTCCTCATCGTCCATGGCATCGACAGTAAATTTTCTGCCTCTGTCGTAGTTGAATTCCTTTGTTTCCCATGTCAGGAACTCACTGCCGTCAACATAGCCGGAATTTCTGGAATAGTCTGCCAGACCGTCAAGGCTCATTTTCGGGAACAGAATCTGACGGGCATTGTTCCCCTGACGAACCCGTTCAGGAGCGGCTTCGAGGTCAGCGGTCAGGGTACTCTGCTTGTAGACTTCGTCCAGCAGAGCGATATATTTGTTGATGAGCGTAATAGTATTCGGCATAGAATTTCCTCCTTATTTCAGCCCCATGATTCTGCGGATGGCATCATCATCGGGAGTTTTGACGGTATTGCCGGACGTACTGCCGACAAATTCGGGTTTTGGCTTGTCGCCGGCGAACGCATCCGGACAGGATTCTTTCAGCTTCTGCACAATATCTGCACCGCCGATGAGAGAACCGTCCTTATCGAATTTGAGTTCAGCATCTTTCAGCAAGCCTTTCAGATGAGCGGCATAGATGTCGTTTTTCATGCCCTGAGAAGCAACGAACTTGTCGAGCTTATCGGAATAATCCCGTTCTTTCTGAGCCTGTTCGAGGGCTTCAGCTTTCTGTTTCCATTCGTCAGCAGATTTCTGAATGCTTTCAATGTCCATATCCTTGAAGCTCTGAATAGTCTTGTTGGCTTCATTGAGCTGATTCTGCAAAGCGGTGTAATCCGCTTCGGAATAGGTTTTCTCTGCCGGAGTTTCCGGCTGCTCCTGTTTGGTTTCGGTTTCTTTGATTTCTTCTGCCATAGAAAAAAACTCTCCTTTTCTGAAAAATGGGTATAAAAATAAGGCTTAAAAGCCTGTTTTAACGGTATTTAATCAGTGTAAAAATTTCCGGTAAACACGAACAGATTCTTGTCATCAGTCCGGTGAATGTTTGCTGCTCCACGCTTTTCAAGCTCTCTAACAAGTTCTTCATTCGAGAAATCTTCCAGAAGTTCTTCTTTCTGTACGGGGCAGGACAATTCTATTTCTGCTTCCAGTGTTGTATGAGTGATATTTTCCAGTTTTCGGGCTGTTTCCTGAATCACACTGCTGAGACGAACAAATTCCGCTGGGTCTGCCATGCATTTTCTCTGACATTCCTGTAACTTTTCCAGCTGGTCTTTCAAAATATATTCGTACATGAAAATTCTCCTTTCAGGGTATAAAAATGCACCTCATTCCTGAGATGCTTTATGGCATATTCGATAAATCATTGTAGTCAATTTGTCAGTACGTTCTTCCAGTGCGGTGAGCCTTGCTTTTATATCTGTATCATCCGGAGTTTCATGCATATCCAAGTCACCCATGTCAAATGTAATTGTCATTTCTTTGCCGTGCGGTGTTGCTTTCAGGGAATAGTTAAGCACACGATTAATTTTTGTGCCATTAATAAAGATGCCATTGTCTTTCGTAATTCGTACAAAATTTTCGTTCATAGCAAGCTCCTTTCAGTCTGCCACAATTAGAACAACTGCCGAGCTGTTCATACTTACTGTAAAATCTTCACACAGTTCAATGATAATTGTTTTGACTGCTTCCCGGCTTTTCAGTTCTTCCACCAACTGACAAGTCGGGGTTTCTTTTAAAACATTCATGACATTCCCTCTTTCTCCCAGACGGGACTTTTTATATAATGCCATATTCAGTAAGGATACGGCGTGCTTCGTACGCTTGCAACCTTGTTGCATCAACCGAAATATCATATTCAAAACTATCTACTTCTTCCTTAGTATATGGATTCGGACAATTTTCTATCCATTTTTTCATTTTTTCAATTTCCTTATCTGTGAGCCACTCAGGACGTTGCATAATTGAAGCCATATTGATTGCCACCTTTCGCACAAGAAATACTCCATTTTGTAAGAGCTTTCATCAATTCTTTTTTCTCAGCCTGCTTTAAATTTTGGTAAGCCTCTTTGCCCGCTTCACTGTTAAGAAACTTATAACTAAATTTCACATTTCCAGCATGATAAAAATTCTCTTCCATTTTATTAATAAGAAAATTAATATAGCTATTTTTATCGCTTTCAGAAGTTCTTGAAATAACGTATAAACTGCCATTGTTGCCAACTGCCGTAAAACTCAACATATTTTCTGTCTTAGTGAAATTGAAAATATCAGTAAAACTAAAACTCTCTCCACTTCCGTGATTGTGAAATGCATGAAAAGGAATTTCAGGATTTTTTACAGGGGTACTCATTATCCGACCAATTACATAAAAATCAAATTCTTTAATAGGCTTCATATTTTCATCACATATAACAGATAATTCTGTTCCTGGTATGAAATATCTTGCAATTTGCAATAAATCCTGACTTACTTTTTGATGATAAAAATTCAACTGATTATTCTTAAAGATATTAAGTTGTTTCATGTTTTTAATTGATTCGTCAGTGATTTGATGAAATTGAATTCCGTTATCACTTGAATTTATTATACCACTTCTATTGGAACTTGTCAAGGAATTTGCGGCAGAGCCGGACGGATTTTTCGGCTTTGGAGATTTCGGAACAGACGGTGCAGTCGGAGAAGCAGGCGGCGGATTTTTGCCTTGTTGTGCTTTTTTGTTCGCCCAGACAGCTTTCTGTGCCTCACTTTGTCCGAATCCGCTGACCTGTGTCCTGAACTTGTCATTCCACTGCCCTGTCTGATTGCAGAAGTCACGGAGCTGCTTTTCAGCATCTTTCAGCTTGACAGCGTTCCGGTTATAGTAATTCTGTGCTGCTGCCCTTGTCGCATTGTCAGGAGCGTTTTTAACACTCTCCTGTGCGGTAATCAGACGGCGTTTCAGTTTCCGGATTTTCCGTTCTGCCGCTCTCTGCATCTGAGAAATCTCATATTTAGAATACATCTGCCCGTTATACGGAATATTTTTCGCATTGAGTGCGGCAATCTGCTGTTTCGTGTAGTTCGGCTTGGAAAAGCCTTCATAATACGGATACCAGTTATGCCGGCAGTTCCAGCCTTTAAAGCCTCTGCCCGTTCCGTAGCCGATTTGGTCGAGCGAATAGACATGCAGACCGTCAATTGTTCTGCCTGCGTTTTTTCCGGTTCTGCTGACAAGCTGCCCCTGCCATTCTGCATGGTCCGGTCTTGCACCGGAATGTGCTGACAGTTCCATCAGGTCACAGCCTGCTTCATCGGCATGTTTCAGAGAAACGGCAGCAGTCGCCTGACCGACACCCGTCAGAACCGCACGGCGGACAGCGACATCAAGCTTGTCACGATGACCGGACGGATAAACGACTTCTGCACCAATATCAGCGAACGATTTCACAGCTGTCATGATGGCTTCCTGATAGCTGAATGCACCGGAACTGACCTGCATATATGCCCTGTCACAAGCGGAAATGAACTGCTGTTCTGTCTGTGCTGCTGTTGTGCCGACAAGGTTCTGCATCGTGCCGAGTGTCCGGCGATAACCTTCTTCGAGCAGATTTCTCATGCCTTCATCCTGACGAATATCAATCGGCAGAACACCGGCTTCCCTGTAGATTTCGTTGTCGATTCTGACTGTTTCGACTCCGGCATCTTCAAACAGGGCTTTGACCTGCTGAACAGAAGCATCCGTTCTCTGGGCAATCATCTGAGCGACATCCTCACGGAGCAGACCGGCAGACTGTAAAATTTCCGCCTGATACTTTGTCGATTCCGAAACATAGCCCATTTTCAGCATACGCTTTGTCATGGAAGCAAGAATATCGTCTTCCAGCTGCTGATAGAGAGCCAGAATCTGACTCACATCAGGTTCATAGTCCCTTCTCATCATGCACCGCCGCTGAACAAGCCGTTATCGTCAGATTTTTGCGGAAGATATTCTGAAACTGCTTTCTGCTCCGTGATATTGAAATACCATGCAAGGAGCTTTTCCGGTTTCAGATTTCCGCCTGTAACAAGCTGAAACTGTCTCTGAAATTCTTTATCTGTATCTTCGAGAACCGAATCGCCCCATGTGCAGGACAGTTCCGGATTCTGTGCAGAATCGAGTTCATACAGTGAAGCGTAAACGCTCATGGCATAGACAAGATTTTCAAAAGTTTCCTGCAAGGCGGACTGCATCTTGCTGACCTGAACATAGCTTCTTTGTTTGGAACTTCTGATTTCTTCGGCGGTTTTTTCGATGTCAGCCGGATTGGACAGAGTGCCGTAAGCCAGACCGACATTGAATTCGATGCGCTGTAAGATATGATTCAGACCATTGAACAAAGAGACATCACGGATATTCGGGGAGAAAGTCTGCAAGGCATCGGAAAGCTTGTCTTCCGGATTGATGGCATATTTCCGGAACAGTCTTTTATTGCCGACAGGCAGGTCAGGGCGATTTCCGGTTTCATCACGGCGGAACAAATCCTGACGGGCATCAACTGCGAGTTCCGTGCCTTTGAATTCCCACTGAATTCTAGCCCACTGGTCATTGGCTTCCTGAATGAGTTCTCCGGCATGGGCGAAGCAAGAAAGACCAACAGGAGAATCAGGGTCGATTGTATTCGCTGCCGGATTCTGATAGACAGCAAACAGAGGTTTTTCAATATTCTTGATGGTCTGGATTTCCTGTAAATTTTCCCAGCCGGAAACGCTTTGCAGACTGCATTCCGTGCCGAGCGAATCCGGAGAAAGTGAAAAATATGCCTTGTTTTCTACCGTATAGGTCTGATTTTCAGCGTGAAACGTATGCGTTTCGAGACGGGTATAATAATTTCTGCCGATAACTTTTCTTGACAGGAACACGGCGGCAGTTGCCTCACCGGAGCTGTCGAATGCAGTCGGTGCGAACTTGTCCGCCCGAATCATATCGACAAGAATTTTTTTTCCGGAAACATAGGGCTTGAATGCCATCGAGCCGAGGGCAAAAGCCAAATCTGCTTTGAGAAGAAAGCGTTTTAAAAATTTCTGAAACTGTTCATCCAGATAAGGCGAACTCACAGAAATTTCTGATTCCGCCATGACAAGCCGTGCGAATTCGGAAGAAATCGCAGCAGGCAAGTCCAGACTGTTGTTATGATGCAGCGTGCTGTCATGATGCTGATACATGGAAAGCCAGACTGCAAGAGCAGACTGCATTTCCGGAGAAACAGGCTTTTCAGCGGTTTTCGACTTGCTGAAAAGTCTTGCAATAAAATCAAAGATTCTCATAAAGTTCCTCCCTCATGACAGTACGAACAAAGTAACGCATATCGTCCATAGCATGGTCATTTTCTTTGATAACCCTGTCTTCTGCCGCCTTGTCGTCCCAGCAGTACAGACCGAATTCACGGATAATATCTTTGCATTCCGGTGAAAAATGAAGCTTCTGTGTTTTCAGGAGCGTTCCGACATTCCGGATACCGTCAAGCACGCTGTTGTTTGCTTTCCGGACGAAAAATTCGTCATGCCGTCTGATGCATTCGATAAAGCTTGCTGCGGACGGGTCAACAATCACGCATTCAATCTGATGTATCAGATTTCCGGCAAGTCTGACAAGTTCTCGGTAATGTTCTTCATCGGTTCGGGGAATGCCCCGTTTTCTGGCATCATAGTAGCTTTCACGGATTCGGTAAGCGTTTCCGTTATCAGCCAGCAGCCACAGCCCCATAGAAGTCGGGTTCAGAGTTCCGTAATCGACAGAGATATAAAATCTGCCGTTCGGCAGTTTTTCCGAAATTTCGTGAACATGGACAGATTGCCGGAACATCGGATAGACAAGACCGTCTGCCAGAACCCATAAGCCCCTGATATATCGGTCATAGAACACGCCGGAATACATTCTTTCATAGCGTTCTTTCACGGACGATTCCAGAGAATAATTGTCATCCATTGTGAAATGCAGATGCAGAGCATGTTTTTCATCATGCTTGCAAATCCATTCCAGATAGAACCAGTGCATCGGGGATTCCGGATTGCAGTTGAACCAGAATTTTGAACCGCTGACACTGCATCTTGCAAGAGCCTGTTCCACGAAGGAACGTGGCATCAGAGCGACTTCATCAAAAAGAACTCCGGCGAGTGTCATGCCCTGAATGAGCTGATAGCTGCTTTCATCTTTACCGCCGAAAAAATAATAGCGGTTTGCACGTCCGTAAACTTCAATTTCAGCATAATGTCTGCTCTGGTTGATACTGATTTGAGCGATACCTTCAAGCCATTTCTGCATGGGTGCGACAATATTTCTCATCAGGGAATCAATCGTTTTTCCGCAGAATGCGAAAGTCTGACCGCTGAACCGGGAACAGCTCCACAGAACAAAACCAATCGTCATGCAGAGTGTCTTTCCGGAACGGACAGAGCCGTCACAGACAACAGCATCATAATCCTGTTTCATGTTCCACCAGAACATGGCACGGAGCTGTTTCGGAGAAAATTTCTGGTACATCAAGAGACATCACCTCCGAGACTTTTTTCAATCATCTGCATCAGATTGGAAAGCTGTTCGGGACTGACTTCCGGAGTTTCGCCGCTGACGGCAGCAGCAATCATTCTGGAAATTTCAGTTTCCGCAGCAACAAGTTCCGGATTTTCCTTCAGAAACTGATAGAGTTCTCCGTGACGTTTCCGGAATTCTTCAGCGAGTTTCTTTCTCTGTTTTTTATCAGGCTCATTTAAAAAGCTTTCAGAAAAGCGTTTAAAGTCTGTAAAATCGGCTTTTTTATTATTTTTTTCATACTGTTTCAGCCCGTCCGACAGGGCGGCAAGGCTTTTCTGTTTCAGGTTTTTCATGGATAAGATTCCGCTCCTTTCGGCAGGATGTAAAAAGAAAGCCGTCAGAGCCGTTCTGACGGGGGGGTGATTTCAGGGTATTGTTTTACAAAAAAATTCTTTGAAACGAATTTAAACGGCATTTAAACGCTGTTAAACGGGTATGCTCTGCCATTCAGATTCCGGATTGAAATCTGAATGTTTACCGATACGCACATACCCGCTGGACAGGGGACGCATCAACCCTGCTGCTTATCAGTATGCTGATTTTTCAGACCGGCAGAACCGGAAGTGTGATTCTGTGTTTTCTGCCCATGAGTTCCACACGGACGACAGCACGTCTCTGACGGGGCTGATATTCGATTTCGCATTCAGAATCCGGACAATTCCGGAGTGCACCGTCAAGAACAAATTTTGCACCGCCGCTGGTATCCATGATTCTGGAAACTCCCAGAGGACAGCCGCCGTTTTCAAGCCAGAGCAGCCATGCTTCTTCTTTTTTAGAAACAGGTCTTGGCAGATTGTCTCCCAGAAAGCGGACAAAGCCTTCTGTATGCCGGATAAGCCTGTAGTTTTCAAGGCTTCTCTGCATCTTTACAAAAACATACTGCGGAAAAATAAGCCGGATTTCTTCGTGCCATATTCCGTCTCTGCGGAGAAACATCTTTTTTCTCGGCACGAAAGCGGAAATTCCGGCGGACTGCAATCTTTTACAGACGGCTTCTTCCTTTCCGGAACGCACCTGCAAAACATAAATGCTCATGATAATTTCTCCTGATTTTCCTTGATGAACTTCCGGAATTCTCTGTACAGTCCCGGATTTTCCTGTGCCATGAGGTCAAACAGAGCCGTCTGGAACTGTTCCTTTCCAAGTTCGATAGTTTCCTTATTCTGGACATCAGCCCGTTTCTTGGCAGCGACAGCACGGGCGAGTGCAGAAGAATGTCTGATTAACATGTCCATATCCTTGCTGCCGATTTCACTTTCCGGCATCCGTTCGACAGCATTCAGGAGACGTGCTGCAGCGATACGGAGAATGCCTTCGGTCGTGTCCAAATCCGGATAGCGTTCTGTTTCTTCGGTAATCGCCCGGAAAGTTTCCTGTGTCATTCGCAGGTCGGCGACAGTTGTCATCAGATTTTTGGCATAGCTGCCGACAGCGGAAAGAGAAATGCTGATGCCGTGGCTTTTGATATAGTCCACGATTTCACGGTAAGTCGTGCCGGATTTAATCATTTCGTCAACAGTTTCCTTGAGTTCGGGTGCAAAGCCGTCAATTCTGGAATGTTTTCTGTTTCCCATGGCTGCACCTCTCAGACTTCAATGCAGTCATCTTTCAGAATGCAGGCGATAATCTGAATGCCTTTCTGTGTGACCTTGGCTTCGAGTGCATCGGGAGCGGCATCAGCAAGCGTAATTTCCTGTTTTGTACTGGTGTGTCGTGTTCTGATGTAGCCGCCTTCGGTCAGATAATTCACGCTGTCCAGAAATTCAGACTCTGTCAGAGTCGGTTCGAGTGCATATTTCAAATCCGGCAGACGGATAAACTGTGTCCGGAGCAGATTGATGCCTTTCAGGACAATGCCGTTATTACGGAAAAATTTCTTCTGTCGGATTCTGTCATTCAGTTCCTTGTTTTCCACGAAATTCACCCCTGATTCTTTTGATAGTAATTATCTATTTTGGATTCGAGCCTTGTCATGACTCTGATGAAATCTTCATTTTTAGTAGTGTGTTCCTTGATGTAGTCCACATTGTCGGAAAGCTTCTGCATAGCCGCCTTGATTTCAGCGACTTCAGCTTTTGTGGCATACTTGTCAGATAAGCTGTACTGCATGTCTTTGAGTTCCTGTACATTGGTTTCATTCCGGTCGAGTCTGTCCATCGTTCTTTTGAGGAAAAATCCGATAATGCCTAAAATTATGGAAAAAACGGTTGTAATGATATAGAAAATTAAATCCTGCTGCATGTACTCACTTCCGGAAATCAGAATAAAAAAACGGTATCATAAAAGTTTTCACTTTTATGATACCAGATATATCCGCATATAGCCAGTTGAAATTAAATTATAATTTTGAAGTGGAATTTTTGACTGAATTTTTCTCATTTGCAGCAAGAATAATTTTTCTGACAGCAGATACAGAAAGCCGGTATTCTTTGGCAAGCTGTCTGTAATTGCTGCCGTTGAATTTTCGGCAGATTTCTGCATCACGAATCTGTTTGGTGATTCTTTCCGGTTTGTTGATATAAAGAGGACAGCCGGCATAATTGGCGACTAATTTTTTATATGCCTCCAGTCCGATGGTTTCAGCAAGTTCTTTCTGCTCTCCGGTAAGCTGTTCCAGACTTGTGATTTTTTCGATTTCCAAAGCAATTTCCCCTTTCAATAAAAAAGTACGGCATCACGAATTCTTTCTTTCATGATACCATACTTTTCGGAAATTGGCAAGTATTTTTATTTCTTATTCTTTTTCGCATGAGCAAGAATTTTCTTCAGGGCTTCAATCAGCCGGATACCATCATTTTTCCGTACCCATTTCAGAGGGTTGTCCGGCGGAGCAGTAATGCCGAGTGTTTTCCGGACAACTCCGGCAAGTCTCTGGTTGATGTCTGCATTTTTGTTGCCGTCCAGTTCTGCCAGCTGATAAGCCATAGCCCATGCTTTTGCCTGCTGTTTCCCTGTCATCATATCCGGAATGTCTTCACGCTGTTTCGGTTTATAAAGCCCCTGACTGACAAGCATTCTGTTCAGTTCAGCTTCTACTTTTCCGGCTTCTGTCTCTGTCGGGTCACTGACATGGTATTTCCCTGTCATCCGATGCACAAGAATATGAAAATTATCATCAAGGCTGCCCCGTTCCACAAGCCCCAGAACCGATGCGGCAGCGTAAAGTCTTCTTGTATGTTCTTTCATTCATGTTCCTCTTTTCTTTATCCATTTTTCTGATTTTTTCCGGAGCGGTTCTGAAATGGATGTACTACAGCAGCAGAGCTGATGTGCCGTTTCCAGCAGAATTCTGTCTTCCGGAACAGCAAGCCTGTTTTTTCGGAACAGTTCCCGCATTGGTTCAGGATTTCCGAAACTGACCGCCTGAATCACGGCACTGTCACGGCATTTGCCATAAGCAGCAGCAGTATCATAAAAATCTCTGTACATTCCGAATTACTTCCTTTCAGTCCGGAGTGCTGCCAGCCGTTCAGATTCACAGCGTTTCAGAAAATGGAAATAAACTCTGAATTCTTCGTATGCACATTCCGGACAGAGCGGAATTTGTTTCTGTGCCGTCCAGCCGTGTTCAATGAAATGTTCCGGTCTGGTATGCCGTTCCGTCATGCCGCAGCGGCTGCACCGGATTAAAACTGTATTTTTCATCTGTAAAGCCATAGTTTCACTCCTTTGATTTCTGTGCTTTTTTCCGGTAATATCTTTCAAGGGACTGACTGTTTCTCCGCTGACGGATGGTTTCAGGATTTTCATTCGGATGTGCAATAGTCATGCATAAAATTTCAAACTCCGTCATTCTGGCATCGCCCCGCAGGGTGCAGTCCGGAAACGGACAGCAGAAACAGTTCCGGTCGCACCTGAACTTTTTATACTTCATTGTCATTTTGCTGACTGTCCGAATTCTGAAATACTGTTTTTGCAATTTCTGCTTCATCGGTCATATCCAGCCCGAGAATCCCCAGAAACCATGCTGCATCCTCTTTGGAAAAGAAGTGATAAACAATTTCACGTCCCTGTTTCTTTCCACGGAGCAGACCATAAAGTGCATAAGCAAAAACAGGAGTTGTCATCATATCAGTATCATCAAAGAAGTTATCCGCTTCATTCAGGGGCATTATGAGAACAGCAGCATTTGTGACAAGCAGCTGCATCTGACTGCTGATAAATTTTACTGCACCGTTTTCACTGCCTTCCTTTTTCCATTGCATCATGTTTCCGCACCTCCCTGTGATTCAGCAGAGATAATTTTTGTTTTCATACTTCTGGAAACGTTCACAGCGGCATTGATTTTCGTTGTGATATCGGCGAGGATTTCCTGATTCATTTGACCGTCATGATTGATTCTGATAAATGTGCAGAGATTTTCCCATGCAGCAGTTTCGTTAATCAGATAGGCTGCATCGGAAGCATCTGTTTCAGAAAGTCCGGCGACATTCATCAGATTTTTCTTGTCTTTCTCGAAGTCTGTGCCTTTGACTTTTTTCAGAAGGACTTTCTTCGCCTTGTCATCGCAGGGCAGGGAGCTGATAATTTCATAGACACTGCCCTCACAGAATTCTCCGTGCCAGACGGCAGAGAGAATTCTTTTCGCCGGAGCTTTCAGCGTGTACTTGATTTCTTTTGTGAACATGCTTTCGCTGACCTTGCCGAAGATGCTTTCCAGCAGTTCACCGGCGGAAACGGAAACAGTGTCAGCAATTGTTACGACAGCAGTATTTCCGTCCGGACTGGTATGACTGACGGATTTGATTTTTGTATCTGTCAGTTTCTGTTCGGCATCGAGCTGAAGAACTGCCTGAAGCTTGTCGTATTCAGCAGAGAGAGCAGCTTTCTCCTGTTCGATTTCTGCCATGCGGTCGATAATGGAATTCAGATTTTCTTTCATGATAATGCTCCTTTCATAGTGTCTGCACAGCTGCGGCACATCACAAGGTCTTTGTAGCGACACAGATTCTGAGCCGAACCGCAGAACCGGCAGAGGTCGATATGCTTTCTGATGATGAGTGTACCGTCCGGCATGGTCGAAATGTCCAGTGACATGCCACGCTTCCAGCCGAGTTTCAGCCGCATGTCCTTCGGAATCGTGATGCCGCCGTTCTGCATCAGTTTTCTTGATGTTTTCATATTCTGAAAACTCCTTTCTTAAAATTTCCCTGACTCTGCATTTTTACGGGCTTGTCACCGCCTTCGGCTGCATTAGGGTCAGAGAGGAAAAATCCTCTCTGATAAAATTTTAGCTTTTATTTAAACTGTTCCCAGTTCCAGATTTGTTTTCCGCAGTGAGGACAGAATTTTGTTACACCTCAATTTCAGCGTAAGCGGCAGCAACTTTCAGACCGTCAAGCGTGTAATTATGATTGGAGTCTGCATTCAGAAATACACTGACTGCACCACGGAGAGCCTGCGGAGACTGTGCAATTTTATGCAGAAATTCAATTTCTTTCTGCATGTGCTGTTCTGCCAGAACCGGAAACAGCATCTTGATGTCTTCTATGGTAATCTGTTCACTGGTATAGAACCGGCGGAGTCTGACACGGTTTGAAATCTGGGCGAATTCTGCTTTCCGGCTCATGTAGACAACTGCCTCCGGATTGCCAATGAAGCAGATGCCGAGTGTCTGACCTCTGGACTGAAAGTAATCGGAAAAGCTCCGGAGCGTTTCAATTTCTTTGATAGTGAGATTCTGTGCTTCGTCCAGAATCAGAACAGTACCGTCAGAAAGTTTTTTCACAATAGAAAGCCAGAGGTCATCTACAGAACGCTCTACAGTTGCACCGATTTCGGAAGCAATTGCTTTTAACAGGCTTTTCACGCTTGTAAAACAAGGGTTTATTGTGAGATAATAGCTGTTTGTAGGATTGTCTTCATGAAACTTCTGCGCCGCTTTGGTCTTTCCGATTCCGGCATCACCGACAGCGATAGTTAGACCGCCAGAGACTTGACACACACCAATTAAGCCGTAAATATGCGAAGAAACATTGGTCGGCGCATAATGTACCTCGGCACATCTCTTGTTTGCGGCATCTTTGACCTCGAAATAAGCAGCGATTTTCTGAAAAGCAGATTCCGGAGTCTTGTATGTTCCTTTTCTGAGTGAGGAGAGAATCGAGCCGGAAGTGAATCCGAGCAGTTTTCCCATTTCGTTCTGACTGTAGCCGTGGCTGTTCTGATACCGCTCCACTTTGTCGAGCAGGTCAAGCTGTTCCTGTGTATACATCATAATCATCATTCTCCTTTTTGCTTTTTGCGTTCAAGGTATCCCTGACGCATTCGTTCAAGATTTATCTGTACGGATAAGTTTTCAGCACCGACCGCCTTTTTCTGCGGAAGTTCCTCACCGGATTTGACAAGCGTTATTTTTTCCGGTGCTTTGGTTTCCAGACCGTCAGCAAGCTTTGCCTGCATCTGGAGTTTCTGCATATCCAGCAGAGAGGGCTGACCGGGTTTCCGGAGCAATTTCTTCTGCTGATGCGCATATTTTTTAACTGCTCTGATATTGGCATTTCCGTCAGAGACTTTCTGCTGATTCTGTTCGAGATAGTTCACCATAAGAACATCGGCAAGCTTCCATTCAAACAGGAATCTGTCTGTTTCAGCATCATAGATGCGTGCTGTCCGGAAATCGGCAGGGTCGTATCTGACATAGACTTCACGGCGGAGATTTTCGAGTGTCTGAATCTTGTCATAGAACCAGAATTCTTCTCCGGAAACTGTAACAGAAACACCGTTTCTCTTGACTTTCTGCTTTCTGGTAGTTTTCATCAGCAGCAGATTCAAATCTTCTTCGGAGACGGGCTTTCTGATTTCAGTCAGGGTATTGCTCCAGACCTCCATTCGGCTCATGCCCCTGAAACAGCGTTCCCGTCCGCCGTATGGCTGCTGATTGTATTCGCCGTCAATCCATGTGCCGAGCATTTCACGGATTTCATAATCGCAGGGAATTTGTCCGGATTTGATTCTCTGTTTCAGACTTTCCGGTTTTTCGAGAATCGTTCCGCCGCAGAAGCCTGTCCATAGCTTAGAAAACTGTTCTTTCACAATTCTGAAAGTCCTTTCAATCGGCTTTGCCCTTGCATTTCTGACAATAGCGTTTCTCATTTCGATGCCGAGCCGCTTGAAAATCGGCGGCGGTTCAGATGCAGGCGATTCGTTCTTTTTGGTTCTGTGTCCTCTGCCGCCTAACTGATGATTGACATACTCACGACCGTTATCAACATAGATGCATTTCGGAATTCCATACTTCTGAATGCCGTTCCGGAGTGCCAGCCGGACAGAATCAGAACTTGCTGATTCCGCAATATTCCAGCCGGTCAGAATACCGGATTTCGCATCAAGAAAAGCCGTCAGATACAGTCTGTGTTTCGTTGTGCCATCTCTGGAAATAATGTCAAGCGTATGCGTGTCGGCAATCCAGCAGTCATTTGCTTCGAGTTCATCATACATCCGCATGATGTACGGGGCACATCTGTCTGCAAATGCCTTTTCACCGTCACGCATGAGCGTTTTCAGATAATAGTCTACATCACGGTCAATTCTCCGCCGGAATGCTCTTTCATTCGGAATTTCCGAAACCAGTTCCGGATGAAATTCTTCCGTCCAGCTGATTGTATTTCTGTAACAAAGACTGACAGCCGGCTTGTTTTCATCGAGCCACCAGCACAGAAACGCATTCCAGACTGGTTCAGGAATTGTGCTTGTCCCCCTGCTCCATGTACCTCTCCTGTCGAGAAGTCCCTCAGTATTTCCGTCACGGTATGCCACCCACTTCCGGTAAAGAATAGATTCTGAAATTTTCAGATTCGGGTGTTCCAGCTGACACTTTCCGATATACAACTTATCGAATTCAGTTTTGCTTTTCGGATACTGTGAACGCATTGCCTGCCATTCGTTGAGAATCCCTGTCCATTCCGTGACCTGCTGACGTTCTTCATCAGAGAGCTGTTCAAATGTCCTCTGCGGAAGCTTTGGCTTTTCCGGCTTTGCTTCTGGTTTCTTCTCCGGAAGAAGTCCGGCATCAGCTTTCTGCTTTCTGTAGTATTTCTCTTGCAGGTTCTCCGGAAGTGCGGAAACAGGTATCAAATAATAATAATGCCCGTTGGCAGGATTTGGCTTTTCGATACATTCAAGTTTACCTGTTTGAACAAGCCGGCGAGCATATTGCTCAGAGCAATTTTTTAATTCAGCATATTCTGCTGTTGTTAAATAGTCCACATAATTCTCCTTTCTGCCGGATTTCTGGAATCCGGTAAAATTTTTCTTGACAAATGCCGGATTTTGTGGTACACTGATTACAGAACATTAAGCAAAGTGAATTTCTTCACTCAATGTTTCGTTTTCCAGTTTCAGGGCATGTGTCAAGGTTTCAAAATGATAGCCGTGAAGCTGGAATTTTTCTAAGTGTGTGATGACGGCTCTGTTGGACTCCAGAAAACTACTCCGGCATTCTTTCACCAGTTCCGGTGCATAGTATGTCACTTCCAGTGATTCTATATTGTTTTCTGCCTGTTCTTCCGTGTTCATCAAAAGAATGACTGCTTTCATGATAAAGTCTGCATCGCTGGAACTGCTGATAAAGCCTGAAAGTATCTTCACCGCTCCGGCAGTGCTATTCAGATATACTTCGGTAACTTCTTCTATTGGCATGATGTTTCACCTCTTTTCCGGTCTGCCTCGTCAGTGCCGGTAGACCATTTTCGGCAGACAGCGGAGTCAATCCGCTGTTTCGGCTTTGTTTTCGTTAAGGCTGATTTTAAATGCACGTTCCGCAAATTCTCTGACTGCTTCTGATTTCGTTCCAAAATATCTGCCATTGTGAACACCGCATTTGTTGCTGTCGATTGTCCAGACGACATAGGGGTCAGGAGCTTTCCTGTTAAATGCGATACAGTAGCCGTTGAATATTCCGAAAACTTCATAGCTCTGAATTTTTGTTCCGATATGCACTTCTTTAAGCCGGTGCTGAATATGTTCTACATCGTCCGGTGAAAGACCAGTTTCTTCATAATCCAGCAGTTTGCACATCGCTCCGTAAACTGTCTGACTCATATTCTTGAATTCTTCTCCATGAACTCCCCATGCTCCGGACGGCTCTTTGTAGGTAAATCTGTGTTTCATGATGCTTTTTTCTCCTTTTGGATAATCTGATTGGATTTCATTTCGAGCAGTTCTTCCGGCTCAAGTCGCAGAGCAACTGCCAGAACAATCAATGTGCTGTCTTTCGGAATGAAACTTCCGCTTTCCGTTTTGGAAATATGTCCCTGTGAAAGCTTGGCTGATTCTGCGAGTTCAATCTGAGTCATGCCCAGTTCTTCACGGCGGTTTCTGATTCGGTTTCCCAGTGTCATGAAAAATCACCTCAATTCTATTTACTTTTCATTCGGTTTGTGCTATGATTATTATAGGGTTTTTTCTGCCCTAAAATATTCACTACGAATATTATAACACGGAAATTTCCGTAAGTCAATTTAATTTGCGGAAATATCCGCAATTTTGTATGAATAAACAAAAACAAGGTGGTATTTATATGAATAATGAACAAATGGCAAATAGAATAAAAAGTATATGTAAACAGAAAAAAATCTCTATCTCCGAATTGCTGAGTGATTGTGAACTAACTAAAAGCTTCATTTACGACTTAGAAAGAAGAAAAACTTCCCCTTCTTGCGATAAAATTTATAAGATTGCTAATCGCCTTGAATGCTCAGTAGACTACTTGCTCGGAATAACAGACAATCCTAATATTTTGATTAATATGAATGGAAATCGACAAAATAATGTAAACGGAAATAACACTATTAGCATTGTTCCGTCGGCAACATCTGATTTAGATGAACTTACTTCTGAATTGATAAAAAGTTTCAAAAAACTTACTCCAATACAAAAAGCCAAAATTATGGTTATGGTAGATGAAATAATACAGAACGGATAAAAACGAGGTGAGAAACAAGTTTCCCACCTGCATTAATTTAGTTTCGCAGTTTCTCACCTATTTTTTGAAAAAAAGAATAGGTTTTATTGTGTTGTCCCTTTTATGTGCCGTTTAAAAATAAAAAACTGTTAAACACGAAATACAGCCATTTAAACACTTTTTAAACATTTTTTAAAAGCTGTTAAACGGTTGTTAAACGCTTTTTTCAAAAAATAATCCCCTCTCTAAAAAAGTGCTTTTCAGCACTCCGAGAGGGGATTTCTTTTTGACAAGTTAAATGCTTTAACAATATGTGATTCCGGATTTTTTCGGTTTCAAAATGGCTATTTACAGGTGCTTTCTTGACATTTTTAGGATTTTCCGGCTTTTTCCGGAGTTTTCCGTTTTTTCTCATTCTTGGTGTCAAATTACAGTAAGCATATGCATTTCCGGACAG